ATAGATATTAAATCACAAAAAAGAAATGTATAATAGGTTATGACATCAAAAGAATTTGTTATTTGGTTAAAGGGATTTTCAAAAGCAGCAAACTCATATAATATTACACCTGCATAATGCGATGAAATACAAGAGTAATTAGAAAATGTAAATGATGGTTGAGTTTCAATTAGAGTAGGCGGACAGGGAATACCAAACGGATCTATAACAGCAACACCTGGTTATGGTACTCTTACATATAATCCATCCACATCAACTACAAATGGATATCCAAGCGGTAGTAGTTTTCATTATACAAATTTTCCAAAAAATCTTTTAATTGCATTTGGGTTTATATTAGAAACTTTTATACAATGAATAATATCTTTTGTTTTAGAAACAAACAACGTAAAAACAATAGGTCCTGTAGTTTCTGTAAATCTTGTTTTTTCACCATCTATATATTCGTATTCTTTTATTAGGTAAAATTTACCTCTTGTCATTTTATTTGCAGCTATTACGTTTTTATCATCCACAAATTTACGATATATTGGATTATAGTTACTCATTACTTATTTAACATTTTAAGTTTTGGTAATTGTATTTGTTGAAACTTTGGTTGTATCTTACTATAAATACCATACTGATTTAAAATAGTATCAAACAATTTAGTCATTTTTTCCAAACTGAAATTTTGCTTATTTTGTTTACCCAATTGAAAAGATGCAACTTTATACTTATCATAATTTTTATAAACATCTTTAATACTTTGCAATGCTTTTGAAATATTTACATTAAACCATTGTGATTCTTTTAATAGGAATTGGTCTGCTGCCGATTCGTGTACATTTTTCAATTCACCTTCTAACAATACCGCACCTTCTTTTAAGAAATCTAAATGCCCACTCCAATTAGAAACAATCACAGGCTTACCTGTCAAACTGAATTCTAATAAAGGTCTACCAAATCCTTCACCTTTTGTGAAGTTTAACATTGCTTTTACTTTTGGGTGTTCATATAATCCATTCAATTCATATGGCTGCATATCACCGTGTATAAGGTATACAGGAACTTTACCATAATCTTTTCCCAATGCTTCTCTAATTTTTTTAATCGTATTTTCTCTATCTAAAACACTAAATGTAGCTGATGATGTTTTTAATACCAATGCTGGTTTTACTTTCTCATCTTTAAACGCCATTGCGAATGTTTTAATCATCATTCCTACATTCTTTCTATCTTCTCCCAAATCACCTCTTAACCAATGTCCTACGAATAGAAATGCGAAATCTTCTTTTATTTCATCTAACACATCGATGGTTGCAACCGTATCTGTTCCGAAATCCATTTCATTAAATCCTTCAAAAAGAACCTCAACAGGTTTTTCAATTTTGTGTTGCCTAATCAATTGACCTGTTTGTTGATTTGCTTCGTTGTAAACAGTTCCTACTAAACTTTTCTTTGCATGTTCTGATGGTGTTATAATTAAATCCATTCTGTTACATCCTTGAATCCAATCTAGTGCACATGCTGTTGTTTCAATACCAGCTGTAATACCAATATTATAATATCCAATTGGTTGAAATTCATTTGGAACTGTAACTTGAATGTAAATATCTGGCTTTTGCTGAATGTTTGGTATAATATTATCTACAATCCATTTATGAAATTCGTTATTATAATTCAATGCATCCATTGGTGTAATTCCCCAACGAGTACTGATAATTTTAATATCAAATTTATCCAATTTGTAAAGAGAGTGTAATAGGTCTCTCGCGTGGTCACCATACCCACTTCTTGTTGCTACTGGTGCTTGAAATACTAATGTTGGTTTCATATTGTAACTAATTGATATTTTTTAATAGGTTTCCAATTTGCAAATGCTCCTTCCATACCATCTATTAAAGATTGGCACATATATTCTCTACTTAAATTTCCTTCTCCTAACATCCATTTTCTACCTTTCATTCCTGCTTCTTTTCTTGCTTCTCTTCCCATATCATACCACTCTCTAATCAAAGGTGTTATATCTAAAAAGTCAACCCTATCATCAAAGATATACGGAGTAGGAACTGAACCTGTTGTTGAACGAACTGGCCAAATTGGTCTTACCCAATCTCCCCAAACATGTGTGTTCTTTTTATAACGGTCATGCAAAGAACCAATTACTACATAGTCTTCTGCGGTTAATAACTTACCACTACCTTTTACTCTAAATCCACATTGGTCTTGCATACCACCCGTTACATTTACAATAATCGGTGTACCCGCCATACCCGATTCTGCGGTTGCCAATCCAAATCCTTCATTGGATGCAACGTTGATTGTAACATCTGCCAAATTATAAAGATAATTAAGTTCTTGTTCGGTGTAACGATTTGATGCAAATATGATTTTAGAATCAGGTATACAATGTTCAATAAATTTAGGTAAATCTGTACCATTTTCATCAACAGGAGATGTATGCATTACCATACAAACTCTATCTTGCTGTTCTGGTCTTAATGTTTGTCTAAATTCATCAAAAGCAAGCATTGCATCCATTGGTTGTTTTCTACGAATGTTTCTATTTGACCAATAAAGAACAAAATCATATTCTTTATCACCAAAGATACTTTTTTTAAAATCTTCAGGAACTTCTATAGGTTTGTAATCTTCCGAATTGATACCATGTGGTACATAACTTACTTGCCAATTTTGTGGTCTGTTCCAATACTTTTCTTTATCCCATCCCCAAACTCTTTTGGTAATACCATAAGTTTGTTTTGAAATGCATCCAATCCAATCACAACTTTCGTAATAATCTCTGTTGTATTTTGGGTCTGGCAAATCATCCCAAATGTGATAAAAGAATAGTGGAACTGATTGGCGGATTTCATGTGCCATTTCATATAACCAAATCCAATAACGAGGGTCGGTAAAGTGTAGGATTGCATCAGGCTTTTCAATCATCAATAACTGCCTAATCATATCGGGATTTCCATAACCATCCGATGGGTAAATTTTTACATTTGCATCTTCAACTCCGGTTTTCTTTCTAACATCTTCACTCAAATCCATAACTTTACCGGCTTCAGGATGTTTGATTGCTGCCCCTAATTGTACCCAATCATACTTATCAACCGTTCCTAATACTAATTGTTTTGAAACATTTGCGATACCACTCGCCATTCGGAGGTCATCAGATAATAACAGAATTTTCTTTTTTGCCATAACTAATTTTAAATATATATTGTTTTTACTTAATTTTTTCCATCACAATGTGTTCCATAAAATTCACACCAACCACATAACTTCGATGGTTTTTTGTGATAGTTTATACCCAATCGGTAATTACCCGTTTCATCAAATACACTTTCCACAAATCCTTTAAATCCTGTCCATGCTTTGTTTATGGATGGTTTTCCATTTGCAGGAATATGTTTACTCATTCGATGTGTTGGTATATCCTCTCTGATTGTCACCTTACGTTTTAATATAATAAATTCCACATCAATCATATCTTCGGAAATACCAATCAACTCTGCATAGAACTTTTTGTAAAGAAGTATTTGTGAATTTTTGACTGGGTCTGATTTTTGATATTTACTCCAACCAGCTGTTGATGTTTTGAAATCTATAATACGATACTTACCTGTAAATGTATCTCTGATAATCAAATCTATAAACCCCATAAAGTTTACACCCTCTGCAATTTTAGTATTAATTGGTTGTTCAATTGCAACCAATTCATCATGCTTAAGTGAAAAGAACTTATTGAAGTTTTTAGATTTTTGAAACCAATCTAAAAGAACATTACCATCTTCTAAAAACTCAACCATTTCCTCTTTAGTACAAACGTTCAGAGTTCCGCCTGCAGAATCTTTAACATAGGTTTCTCTCATTCTCTCTTTGAGATATTCCTTTAAATCAATCATCTTATCAGCTTGTGATTTGGATATTCTTAAACACTTATCTAAATAGTGTTGAAGTGTTTCATGCATTGCCGTTCCAAATACGGAATGTATATTAGATGTGGATTGTGATAATCCATCTATGTATGCTAATTTGTATTGTTGTGGACAACTACTCCACATACTATATTGTGAAAATGATACTCTTGCCATATATCTAATATAACCATTTTATTTGTATTTACCAAATTAATATTAATTTATACTAATTTTTCACCTTCTAAAATAGGAAAACATAGTATTGCGAATCTTCCAGGTCCTCCTGTTACTTTTGATACGCCATGTCTAATGTTGTGTTTTGATAAATCCATAATAGCAACATTACCAATTTCAGGAACTACGTTTTCATCATTTAATAATAAAAGGCCGCCATTTTCTGCTTTATAATTTTCGTTCAAATAGATAATAATTGAACAATAGTTTACTCCAACACCATCCTGATGTTGTGTAAATCTACAATCTTTATTGTATAAACTAAACATCAGTTCGTTATTATTTATTTTTGCTGTATCCGATAAATCATAAAAATATTTTACAATATTATTTATTTTATCACTTATGTATTTATTTAAGTTTGAAATTTTATAATTTGAATTTTTTTTCAAATAATCATGTACATCTATTGTATGGCAATAATACCAACATTGTGTTGTATTTGGTGTTATACCATCTTTTTGATACCAATCGTATTTTTCTATTAAACTTTTTTTGAAATTTTCCATTTCTTCAAAAGTCTTATATTGAAAGGTTGTTTGTAAATCGTTTGCATCAAATCTTGCTTTCAAGAAAATTTCACTTAAATTTTTTTCTTCAGAACAATTAAGAAAGTTTTTTATAAATTCAAAAAATTCTAAATCAAAATCTTTTAAATTAAAAGAACAATATCCATTTTTTAAAAATGAATCTTTAGCATCAGTAAAGTTAATATTCATAATAGTTTTATAATAAATATTATATCTTTAATTTCAATTTAGTTATTTGTTTTTTATCAGTTCCATATTTTTCGCAAATATATTTTATATTTTCTCTACCTTCTCTAGTTGAGTAAAGAACTTCTATATATTCCAATGCTTCTTTTTCCGAACATTGAAAATCTTTTTTAATTAATTCAACTAAAAAATCTTCGTATTTATCAGCCGATTTGCCCTTTATATATTTTAAAAAGTATTTGCCTTTTGGAATAACACTAATATACAACTTATACATTTCCTTTGGTTGCAGGGTTTGCGTCAAAGGTAGTAAAGTTGCAATCAACTCAACCCACTCTGGTTTCATAGAAAGAAAACGATTAATCATAAAGTTACTCCATGATTTCAAATCTTCTTCGGAAAGTTTTTCAAAATACTTTGGGTCTTGCTCTGCTGTTATTGCGTTTAAATGGTCAAATAACTTTTTAACTGCCATTATTCTATAATTTTTTTATCTTTTAATTCATCAGGCAAAAGGTCTTGCAAAGGTTTACCACATTGTGTACAAAGGTACATTTCAATTGGAAGTATACTATCTTTTGCACCACCTGTAATTAAACGTGATACCTTTCTAAATCTAAAACCTGGCATAAATGTATCATTACCACACTCACAGAGCATTTCTCTTGCATCTGTTAATTTGAAATTCATTGGTAACCCTTGTCCTTGTTGTTCCATTATTTTATAATATTTAAAATTTGAATAATTGTACTCATAAATACGATTTCTTTATCTACTACTAATGCATCTTTGGATAATCCATCTGCAATAGTTAGGATTACGTTTGCAGTATTTCCTGCAGCGTATTCATCTACTTTATCGTATAACATTGAATACATTTCTGAATAATCGTTTAGATGATTATCTGCTACTGCTTGTCTAATCTTCATAAACAAATTACGTTTATCATCATTTGATTTTAACAAGTCAATTAATTTGGTTTGGAAGTTTGATTCAACCATTACTTTATGGTCTACTTTCAATTCTCCTTTTGCTGATTGTAATTGACAGGTATTTAAAACTCTACGAATATCTGGATAGTAAGAATTAATGATGTCTGCAACATTCTTAATATCATATTTAATCTTTTCTTCATCCAATATCTTACTAACTTGTACTGCCACATCTTTTTTAGTTGGTGGAGTGATTGCGAATGATTGACATCTACTTTGGATAGGGTCAATAATTTTCTCAATGTAATTACAAGTCAAAATAAATCTACAATGTTTACTAAATGTTTCCATTAAGTTACGAAGGATTGCCTGTGCGTTTGGAGTCATATAATCAAACTCATCCAAAATAATCACCTTAAATCCTGCGAAACCTACTGATGATGCAAAGTTTTTAACTTTTGTTCTTACTGTATCTACATTGTTTTCATCCGATGCGTTGATAATCATACTATCACACTTAATTGTGTTTACGATAAGTTTTGCAAGTGTGGTTTTACCCGTACCTGCTTTACCATAAAATAATAAATGTGGAATGTCGTGAGTATCTAAATATTGTTGGATTGTTTCTTTTACTTGCTCATTTCCTACATAATCTGCAAGTGTTTGTGGTCGGTATTTCTCCACCCACAAAGTATGTTCTCTTTTGCTTATATCGTTTGCGAAAAAACTCATAGTTGTTTAATTATTGATTCTGCTAATATTTTGTGTCCTTCCATACATAAATGAGTATCATTTGAAGTAGCTATATGGTATTTAAATTCTTCTTGCTGATTTATAAATAGATTATTTTTTTCAGCCCATCTTCTAATCATATATTCACTATCAACCGATAATCCGTATTTTTCAATTTGTTCTTTTGTTAGTATGCTTTCCCATTCATCACTATGAAATATAATTTTCAATTTATTAGGATAATTTACAAAAATTTTTTCTAATTGTAAAAAGTATTCTAATTGGATTTTTTCAATATTCTCAATCGTATAATTAACATCTTCCTGTGTTATACGTTTTTCTCTTATTAA